CTGCCTCTAAAGCATCCTCGGAATCCTGTAATGCTTTTGTTACGTCCGTATCTTTTAATCTTTCCCAGTAATACCCTTTTCCATCATTGCGGAATCTGTAAGCATGGCTGTCTCCATCATAATACAGATCACCTACATGCTTACTCATTTCTGTATCAGTTAGCCACTCGTTTGCCGGGTAATTGCTAAGTGTAGGTGCAGGAGTCCCGGTCCAGGTATTGATATTTCCGTCAATCTGACCTTGCATACTGTTTAACAGTCCGTCCAAAGGTGATGCACCGATTCGCACGGATGCGCCGTCAATTACAATCTGGTTATTATCAATATCGGCTGAAAAGATAATTTTTCCGTTTGTGTCACGCACGATCAGCGCGCCGGCATTGATGTAGCTTGCATTGATTCCCTCGGCGTATAGCAGTCTTGTAATCATTTCTCCTGTAACAGTAAATCCATAAGGATAGGTTTTTCCACCATCTGTAGAAATTCCAATGGCTTCCGCCGTGAGTTTCCATACAATATCTGATTCTTCCAGAGTCGGCTTATTGTGCATATAATAGATTACACTACCGTCGTCCTGTGGATCTTCTGTCATATAAAGCCCGCCAGACTCCTTAAGCGTATTTGCTAGCCTTTCAACGGCTTTTTCGCGCTCTGTGCGTTCATCCTTAACAAGTTGTCTTGCTTCTACCAGTGCTTTTGTAGCTGCTGACATATATGCACTGCTGTTCCGAATAGGATCATCTGCCTGCGTTTTTACAGTGGTAATGCCATTTAACGGAGATGATACATCAGTAATCGGTGTAAGATATTTATTTCCGTTCCGATCAAAGCTATATGCCATGTCACCAAACTCTAACAGAGGATTATAAATCAGATCTCCTTGCAGATTTCGGAATCTGGATCCAATCAGATCACCACCGATCCATGCCGCTACAGTTTCGAGGTCACTGTCATACAAAAGATTGTTTTCCAACTCCAGAACGTATCCGGCGGTTCCGAACAGGGACTCTGATTCTTTGTTTTTTACTCTGATACCAGTAATTACAATATCATCACTGGAAAGAGTTGGGCTATTCACGTAATCCTCTAATTTAATTGGAACCAAGGAGCCGTTTTCGACAGCTCCAAAATTCCACTTAATAAATTGCAAATACCCTCTATTGTCAATCCTGGCGTTTGCTGTCTCCAACATTGCCGCCCAACCGATCAATTGACGGAATGTCATATTATCTGGGAGTGCCGTAACAACAACATTTCCATGCGCCATGGAAGAAAATCCCATAGGGATATTCAAACTCTCACAAGCATCCCTTATCAGCGCCATAATCGGCTGTGGAAGCGTCAGAGCACTATAATATTTAGCGTTGGTTTTATACATGTCATCAAGCGCCGTAAAGCTCAATATTTCACCATATTGCTCCGGCGTGGTAATTGTATAGACACCCTTATCAATTGTCTCGTATCGGTCTTCTGACGCGGCCCTGGACAGGACTATGCTGTTTCCATCAGTGTCTAAAATCGGCTCGTAAAAATCATTCATCCAAATTGATTCACTGGCTGGTTCCGATGCGGAAGTCTGGAGTTTCAAATAGGCGTGAACTTTTGCCTGGTAGAAATTATAATCTTTCCACTGATCCTCTGTATTGTCCAGTTCAAGCTTCATTGTTTTGCAGACTGTAGCACCTACCGGGAAGCTACTACTCTCAGCACAATCGGAAAAGTCATTGTTGCCGATCATAATCTCGTTTTCAAGCGTCTTTTTCGTTCCGTCAGCAAAGGTGATCTCCACAATTTCAATGACTTGCTCACCATCCTGCAATTTTTCTTTAAAAGTGTTTGATGCATTAATCAAGTGGATTCACCCCCTGCATATTAAATGATATTTCGGAATAGTATTCCCCAACTTGTTTTATGTTGTAATTCATTTTTCCCACGTAAAACTTTTCTGAACGCCATTCATTTTTGTGTGCTAACCAGTGATACAACATAAACGGCTCTCCTTTAATGATTGCATTTACGAGATTAGCTGATTTCTCATCAACGCGAACATTTGTGGCTTTATAGCTATATTGCATAACTGTATAAAGTGGTACTATTATTGCTCTTCCATACTGTGTGCGGTTGCTTCCTTCCGAATAGGTGGTTTCAAAATTACACTGCATATCCTCATCTGGCTGAGGGATGAGAAGCCCATTTATCTTATATCTATCAGTTCTTGATTTACTTATCGAAAATGCCACGTTCTCACCCCCTATGCCAGTTCAAACGGATTTGTACCGCTTGCATCACGTCTTAACTTTGCTTCGTCAATCATCTCATCAAATATCGTTCTGCGGTTCAACTGCGCTGTAAATCTGTAATTTCCGCCACTGCCCTGATTTCCACCAGTTTCCTCTCTCACGATCTGTCTTAATAGGTCTTCTGGTGCTTCCAGGTTGCGACCATTCTTCTGATCTCCAAGGACTGCCAGAAACTCTGATCGCGGCGGAATAACGGCACCTTTTGCAAGATATGGAATTGTAGGAACTCTTGGGAAATTAGCCGTAAATCCAATTGTCCTTGAGCCAAACGGAGTTGGAACCTTCCACGGTCCAAATGTAAATGCTGATTCAATGCCACCGATTGCACTGTTTACAGTTCCGATAGCGCTGTTTGCAATTCCAATCACTTTGTTTAATATATCTTTGATAGTATCGCGTATACTTTCAAAAGCTCTTACAACTGTATCTCTGGCACTTGTAAATTTATCCACGATTGCATCATGAATAGCGCTTACTTTTCCGTCAACAAATGTTTTTATTTTCCCCCATATAGATGACGTTTTTTCTGATACAGAATCCCAAATTCTTGTAATTTTAGACTTTATTCCATCAAATATTGTCGAAACTGTAGTTTTTATTGCTTCCCATGTATTAGACAGCCATGTTTTTATAGCATTCCATACTGTAACAGTAACTGTTTTTATTGCATTCCAAGAAAGAGAAATGATACTTTTTATTATTGTTAATGCGGTTTTTACTATTCCATTAATAGCTTCCCAGGCTCCAGATATAATATCTTTTATAAGGTTCCATGTACCTCTTGCAGTTTCTTTGATTCCGTTCCATGCTAGTTCCCAATCGCCTGTAAAAACTCCTTTCAGAAAATCAATAACTCCGCTCAGGACATCTAATACATCTCCAATAATTTTAATAACGGATTTTATTGCCTCTATAACAGTGTCGCCAATTACATTTGCAACGTCTGCTATTACTGGAATTGCATTTGATACAATCCAGCTAATTATTGGAACTAAAATATTTTCCCAAAGCTCTTTTAAGATATCTATTAATTTGCCGAGAAAAGTTTGGACTTTTACAAACATTTCTCCCAATTCCCCATCCATAAGCTCTTTTATCTTAGAAGCTAAACCTTGCATAACTGGAAGAATATATGTGTTATATCCATCTATTAAAGTTCCAAAAATGGTTGAAAGTCCATTAGCTATTGAATCAAAAAAAGGTTTTAAATGCTCATCGTATAATGCGGTCACTAAATCGGAAAGATTTTGAATAACTGTCGATAATCCATCGGTTATTGTTTCGATAACCCCAAGTGTTCCTTCGACTGCGCTTTTTAATATATCCTTATTATCAATGAACGGCTGTGCGATCATATTCAGCATATCTCTTCCAAGTCTTGCACATAATCCCATAGCAGTCATTGAGATATTTGAGAATATCCCTATGATATTGGCTGTTATCTGCTGCGCAATTTCTCCACCAAATGCAGAAAATACCTCTGCTAGAGCGGATGAAAAATTTCCTTCAATTTGAGCAACCTCAGATCCAATATCAAACATATCAATTAAATATGTTTTTATTCTACTGGTGTTTTGCTTTAGAAATTTTTCTATTCCTCCAATAAGATTTTGAGCAATTGTTATTCCAATCCTCGAAAAAGATCCAGATACTCTTCCAATGGAATAGGCAAATGTATCTAAAAAATCACTTGCCGCTCCAATTACTTCTGGATCAGTAAATATATTCTGCAAGGATTTCCCGATAGAGTTAATATTTTCCTTAATATCATCAAAAATCGGTTTGTAATCGCCTAGTCCATCCCAGAATCCTTTTGATAGCAATTTGGCTAATTTTTTAAACTTCTTTATTATGGAATCAAGCGGCTTGGACATTTTTTTAATAGTCGTTTCGCCTTCTGCAAGTTTTCCGTAATCCACATTGCTTACTGCACCAGATAATCCTCCAGACGCTCCACCACTCCCGCCAGATGAAGATGGTATGGAAGAGCTACTATCTGTAGAGGTAGCTTTGTGTATTTCGTCCAATGAAGAAAGATAATTTTTTGTTTCTTTATTTGCCTTTTTCGTTGCCTTAGCATTATCGTTTGTGGCATCTGCCAGTTTCTCTGCATTATCGGCTGCCTGTCCATACTGATCTGCCGTATCTGCAACTGTATCTGTTCCGGCAAGCCCTGCGCCGCTTCCACCTGTCTGACCTGATGATTTCTTGCCAGTGATAAGCTCCGTGAATGACTTGAAGGCATTTGCCAGAGTTGCCAGTTTGCCTAGCAGAATATTAATAACTTTCAGAACAGGTGTGAAAATATTAATCAATCCCTGTCCGACTGTTGCCTTGAGAGACTTCAACTGCAACTGCATCACTCGCACCTGGTTCGCCCAGCTGCCAGATGTTCTGATGAAGTCACCAGATGCGGCTGATAACTGTTTCTGTACAAAAGCCAGGCGGAGAGCAACTTTCTCCTGTTCTGTCATGGCGGATGTGGTTTTTCCGTATCCATTAGCCAATGCATACTGGTCAAGTGCTGACTGGGTCATGACCACACCTAAATCTTTCAATGTCTCGGTTTCGCCCGTAAACACTGATTTCAGCTTGATGTAAGCCAAGTCCTGACTGATGTTATAGAATGATGCTACATCACCAGTTAGCTGTGTCAGAGCCGTTGACATGTCGTAAGCCTGTGATTCTGAAAATCCGAACGACTTAGACATTGCTCCAAACGTTCCAACATACCTTTTTGCCATGGTTTCTGACAATCCGGCAGAGGTCATGGCATTCTTTGCAAATTCATTGACCTTATCCGACATTGTGGTAAATGTAACATCGACCACATTCTGAACTTCCGCCAGGTCAGAGCCAAGTTCTACGCACTCTTTTCCGAACTGCACTAACTTGCCAACTGCAAAAGCCCCACCAATCAGCAAACCGATTTTTTTTACAGCACTTCCAAGGCCGTTAAATGACTGTTTTATAGCTGATACGCCATTTTGGACACCGGTTGTATCCATTCTGGTATCAATAATGACTGAGCCATCAGCAGCCATGTGTCCACCTCCTAACTATTTGAGGTTCAACATCTCATTCAGCTTATCTTTATAAGCTTGCTCCTCATCGCTGAGACGTGTTTTTATGTCAATTGTGTTTTTATTTTCCTGATAGAATTTCTTTTCCCATTTATCGAGCTTTTCGCCCTTTGCCTTTTTAGACCGGATTCCAACAACCGTGTTGAACAGGCATTCGCCAGATTCCATGAAATATCCAAAGAATGTCCACCAGTGCATATAAGGCACTGCTCTGATTTCTTTACCGGTAATCTTATTTACCGCCGGAACGATCATATCTCCATCCTGTTCCCAGTCCATCAAACGGGGTTTAGGTTTATTCGGACTATCGTCAACTTGACCGCAGTCAATAAACTCGCAAGCTTTCTGACAAGCTTCCGTAAGATGTTCTGGGGGTATGCTTTGCCAGTCCTCGAATAAAATCTGCAGCATAACAACTGCTTTCGCTTGTTCGTCCAGTTCTGGGTCGTTCATGGCTATGAGGATATCAATAATCGCACGAAAATCTGTTCTGATAGAAAAATCCACCCCACTGATATTTAGTGAGGTGGGAAGCTCATAGGCGGTCATTTTGTATACTTCTCCGTATACTTATTGACTGCTGCCTGCATTTTCTTTTTTCTCTTTTCGATTTCCGGTGCAATTGCTTCTTCGATTTTATCCAGAACAATGTAAGCGAACACCTGGCCATTACCGAATACAGTTGTTGCGGTAATTGGTTCTTTGAACAGGTCTTTGGATGCTTCATATCCGAGCAGATAATTGATTTTGTCTTCGATCTGTCTATTCAACTCTGCCATCTCTTTACCAGATGTGACTTTCTGGACAGAATCCTTGAACTGTTCAAAGCACTCCTCCAGTTCCTCTGCGCGTGCTGCTACATTGATATCAGTCGGGTTCAGTTTGAAAGAAGAAAAAACTTCGTCTTCGTTGTTGGTAAATGTAAAAATGAGAACTCCATCATCAATTTTGGTATTAATTACTTTTGCCATTTAGCATGTCCTCCTTGTATATGTGTTTATTCGCTGTCAGCTGTGAATGTGCCGGAAGTAATGTCAAATTTTCCTTTGACACGTTCTCCAACGTAGTTCACGGTAAATGGAATCTGATAGCCGGACGTATCGCCGCCGTAGGAGGTCGGAACAATGTAGCAGTCCTGCTGGTATGCTTCATACTTTCCTGCTGTGGCTTCTGTCCAAAGATGAACCTCAACTGCTTTTGTTTTGAGATTATCGTCTTTGAGACGCCCATCTACGATCTTCTGTAACGCTGTGAACAGATCAGAAGTGGTATCTGCATAAAACGGATCAGCATCAGAAGAAACTTCGTAGCCGTTATGCTTGAATGTGGATTCTCCAAGAATGTTTTTAGATGTTTCAGTATCTGGATTGAGTTCTACGTTATACTCTTCCAGGTCCTTTCCAAGACGCTCATATTTCGGCGTCAGTCCTCCACAGAGGGAACCTGCGTCAATATAATGAGCCATGTATTTACGGTCAATTTTGCCTGTAACTGCCATAGAAATGTCCTTTCTGCCTATAACTCTTAAAGGCTGTGTAGGTTAGCGACTATCTCCAATTGATAGCCGGTTAGTTGTTATATTTAAGTGGTGTAATCACCATTTTTCCCAGTCATATTCGTATTTTACTGTGATTGGAAGCAACCAGTCCTGTACGCCGTTCTCCTGTGGCTCTGTGCCGTAGGAATTATCGCGAATGATGCGTTTTATCACTCGCCCCTGCGAAAGCTCTGGAAACGCATTTAAACGTGTCTCAGATCCATTTATGACAACTGGTTCTCGGCATATCCATTTACCAAGATTGTCTAGGAATTTCTGAACAGATAACTTCTGCCTTTCCTTGTCGGATGCCGTGCGATATACTACATAAAATGGATACTGGCATACCTGATGCATCACACCGCAAACATCTTCTTTTTCTGAATAGATCAGCGCACCGTTATCTGCGGAGAACGCAATTCCTGATTCCTTGCCAAGCTCCTCAAATTTGATCGTTTTATTTTCGTACAGCCCCGGATACTGGTTCAGAAGTGCTTTCATGGCATCTGTCAGAATTTCATATCCAGTTGCATCTTTCCCGATAGGCTTATCCGCCATGTCTGCCACCTCCTGCCTGTGCTTTTACTTTGCGAATCCATGTACTGCCGTATTGTCGTTTAGCGGCATCAAACCACTTTGCCTGCGCCCGTGGGTGAGCTTGTTTGGTATATTCAAGATTTTCCTTTGCGGCTGTCCGACCAGAAAACTGACTAACAAGGACTTTCTTGGCATACTGCCGAGCGTAAGGGCTTCCAGTCAGCTCATCCACCATCGTTTTTCCCATGTAAAGAAATCTGCCATAAGGTTCTGCCGCCGCACAAACAAAGCCTGTGCCTTGCATAGAGGAACTTCTTGCCCTTGTCTTATCGATAAAATCTCCCGAAATCATCGGCATAAATGGCACCATACTGTCCATGACCATTCCATCAAGGAGATACTGGGCTTCTTGGTACTGTTTGGAAAATCTGCTCATATTCAGCTTTATTTTCATATCTCCATCGACTACGGAGAATCCTTTAAAATGATGAATCTTACTCATATTACTTACCCAGAATCTCAAAATGTGGAATCAGTGTATACGGACCGCCTACACTAGTAATCTTGAACACGTTATCCCTGTTCTCGTTCATGTACTGGTAGAATCCATTCCGATAATCACCATCGGATACCGTTCCGCCAGCCCACTCACCTTCCCAGAAAAACGATTCGTCCGAGAATGTAATAGTGTCTTCCAAAGCGTTGTTAATCTGCTGTTTCCATTCTTTAGGCGGCACCCATGGGAGGATTTTGCCGTCTTTATCAGTAATGGTTACATTGCCGTTCTGGACAGTGTATCGAACGTGTAACTGTGCGTTGTCGGTTGCGTCTGGTCCGTACTTTTTGAGAATTGCTCCCTTGTCCGTAATGAGGTCAACGCCAGATAACACATGAGGATACCAGTACGCATCTCCCGTTGTGGCACTTTCGTAATAGTTGAAAATCGTCACCGTTTTTTCGTACATGATACCCTCCTATCCTTCACATATTGCTTTTGAAAATCTATCAGAGAATGGTTTTATTCGGACAATATTGCCTTTGCACTCTTCCGGCACTTTCCCGTAAAAGATAATGCTTTCTGGGTGCAGCTTTTCAATCATGGCATTGTATCCAGATAAGAATAGGCATTTTTTGCCCTTGCTGTTCATACAACCTACTGAGCTGACCGCCACCGTTCTGCCCTCTGGCTCCCCATCGAAACACCAATCGTAAGAATCCGGTGTACTCCATGATATTGTTGGAATCACACGGCAACCATATTCTTGCAGATATGCACCTATCCAGTGTTTTCGGTAATGGTTGTATATCTGGATGACTTTCGGGAAATCAGTGTAAGTGCTGAAATCCGGTGTTAGAATGTACCGGAATTTGCTCAGCTTATCCACATATCTGTCTGGATTTCTCCATAGTGCATCAAACTGATAATCGTCCAAAAAGAAATGAACAGCTTTCTCTTCTGGGTTATTGCATTTTTTTCTGGCATAATTAAAACCGACAAATTCACAGTTGCCCTCGAATGCCTCAGGTTCTATCTGCGGTATACCGTATTCACCAACGCCGGGGAAAATACGGCGGTTCAGATTTTCATAGGCTATACTGGTTTGTTTGTTTGCCATAATTTACCGTTTTCCTCTTTTTATAAGGGTTTCTGTTTTGACTGGTTTGTTTTCTCGACGTAATCCATCTTTCATAATTTTCCCAGTTATAACTTCTGTGCGACGGTAAACATCGTTCTTTTCAGCACTTTGCATTTTCCCGCCATGAACATGATTGATTATCTGTTCCTTTTTATACTCATAAGAAACCGAACCATCCTTGTTTTTTGTGAATTTTGGTGTTGAATACATAGAGTATTTAGCATTACGTTTCTGCAAGTTACTCATAAGACGTTTTTGTTCTGGACTTACAGATGTTAATCCACTACTTCCGCCACGTCCGCCCATAAAATCACTCTTTCTGCACTGTCTGCTTAATAACCTGATTCACACCAGTAGCTGACAATCCGTTAAACATACCGACCGCAACTGCTGTTATATAATCCGTTGCCGGGAAATCCGGGATAACTCCCATTCCGACAGCTCCAAGAATCCCACCAATAACCGCCATGATTACCGGAATCCATTCATCGGAGATTCTTTTTGATGCTTTGCAGCCCATTCCTGCAATGTAGCAGATCATAACGATTGCCACGCATGAGCCTAATGTTGAAATGTCCATATAATCACTCCTTTACGCTCCAAAATTCAGAGAAAAAGGCTCTCGCAAAGCCTTATATATTTCTCTTTCAATATCATCTTTATATACCGTTGTGAGTACACCACCGACATTTATAGTCTTTGTTTCTCTCATAAGTGGCTGTGATGCCTCTTCTATAATGCTTGCATCTAAATAGGCTACTCCAACATTTTTACCGCTCCAACACTGTTGTTTGTCTGGGCAGCTTTCACAGTCTTTTCGCATATCTGAATAAGCCTTTTTATTGCAAATCATACTCACACCCCCGCATATAAAATCGGTATTCCATCATCTGTCCTTACTCCCATTAGAAGTGGCAAAGCTGTCTTTAAGAGTAAGTCATTCGTTTTTTGTACATCTCCGGCGGCGGCATATACTGCGCTCCATTCCTTTGCGCTTGCTCCAATCTGCTGAGGTGTTGCGTAAGAGATGGATTCACTGCCGGAACTTACAGATGTTACAATGCCTGTCGTGCTACCACCGGACCCGATTGTGGTTGATGTACCACTCACAGCGGCATTGGTAGCATTCTTCTCAGCAAGCTCAATCTGATACATTAATTCAACCAATGAACAGACCGCCTTTTTGATACGCTTCTGTGAGCGTTCGTTTGTTGGCAGTCCGTCCACCAACCTGTCAAATGTCATTGTGTCCACAAAATCACTGGCTCTTTCTGCCAGCCGTGGAAAGCCGGCTTCTGGCACGACATTGCCGAATGATTCTGTATAGAATTTATAATCTGCATAAGCCATGCCAGCTACCTCCTACTTGATCATCATTTTGCTGTTACAGTCGCGTGTCCAGCGCTAAGTGCTTTATAAGTGCTGTCACACTCAACCACTGTGATTACCTGTCCTGTTGCTGCAGTAATGTCGGATTCGCCATCCCATGCGCTCCAGTTTTTCACGTTCTGTCCGTAGTCTACGGAAGTCTCAGAAGATGCAACTTTGTACTTGTACACATTTCCCGCGTTTGCTTTTGCCGGAGTAATGGTTACTTTAGTATCTCCGCTTTTGCTTCCTGCCGCAGAGTTTACAGTCAGAGTTCCAAGTGTCTGAGTTGCGTTGATGGTTCCGACAGCAATAGCATCAATGTACTCTGCGAAGAGTGTAAGTCCCATGATTGCAAACGCTTCGGATACTGCTGTGTGGTAGTTACCCTGTGTGTGGAATCCGATCAGATTTGTCTCGCCGGAAACGGTATACACCAGCCCAGCTCTCGCAAAGTCAGATTCATTCGGGTCAACATAGTAAAGTACGATGTTCTCAACGGGTGTCGCAATAATCTGTCCTCTTGGAATCTCACTGTCAGATAACAGGAAGATGGTATTGAAGCCCATGAAATCTTTCATGTACTGGAATCCGAACTGATTCTGAATAGAAATCTCAGCTGCTCCAATATACTCATACACATCAAGAATATTCACAAATCCAACAACGCCAGTCACATTTCTGTGCATCTGTTTGAATTTGTTTTCTACACGGCCTTTAGCCATTGCCAGAGCCATCTGGAAAGTAGTTTCTGTGAATGTGAGGGTACCTGTTTTCAGATAATCGTAAAATCTTTCAGTAACATTGGTCTGAAGCTGGAAAAGGAATTCATCATCGGTCATCTGAACAGCGTTCTCATAACCGTGATCCTTGATTGCTTCGATAGATACAGCCTTTGCGTACTTCTCAATATTCATTTCTGCATAAGGCTTTTCTTTTACAGTGAATTTGCTGTAAGGGATTTCCTCACCCTCTTTAACATTTCCGTTCTGTAATGTGCCTTCTGCGTATTTCGATTTAAGAACCGCTCCGGGTGTCTTTTTGATTGGACGCATGATACCAAGAATCTCGCGCAAGTGTTCCCAGTTTCTTTCAAATCTGGTTACAAAGTCAATCTCACGTGCTGTGACTTGGATATCATTTGTCATAATAAGATTAGCTTTTGCTGCCATATAAAAATCCTTTCTACCCATAATTGTTAAGGCATTGGGTTAGCGGCTATACTCTGTCGTATAGTCGGTGTAAAAATCACTGGAATAACTGGATATTCTGAGCGATTGCAGCCTGTCTCTCGGACGGGTCTTTGATTGCTTCGATATCTTTCTTTGTCATGCTTCCCGGTGTCTGCTGCTGTCCAACGTGAGTGGTAAATCTTGCCTGGTTCTGCTGAGCCTGTTGCTGAGATTCGTCTACAAAAGCGGATGCGTCAGTCTGTTTCATTTGCTCGATCAAGTCATTCAGCCCAAGGATTTTACCGTCTTTCAGCTTCAATCCGGCTTCTTTAATGTCTGCCATAACAGACTTCTTTGCAGCCTCACTGGAAAATTTAACATCATCAAGTGCTGTTTTAAGTGCGTCTGAAAAATCGCGGTCATAGATCTTCGCATTGAATTCCTTTTCTGCATCCTCGGCTTTCTTCTTCCATTCAGCAAGCTCTGTCTGAATGTTCGCCGGGTCGATACCGTCAAAACCTTTTAAGGTTTCTTCTGCTGTCTCAGCACGTTCTTTCCAGTCATCACGTTCGCTCTCAACTTTCGACAGAGTTTTTGCAACTTCCTTAGCATTCTTATAATGCTCAGAGAGTGCCTTTTTCACATCTGCCTGTTTATCCTCCGAGATCTCAATTCCAAATGATTTTAATGTGTCAATAAGTTTCTGCATATACATCCTCCTGGTCGTGTTTATTGACCTGCCGCCGCAGGTAAATGGATTAAGCCAGTTAGACCACTGGCAAGGTAATGGGAAAGATAGGAATTGAACCTATAATGTTTACCACGAGGGAACGGTTTTACAGACCGCCGCAACACTGCCAATAGTTGCCACTTTCCCAGAAGACACCTTTTCGGGACTATTTGGATTAAATTCCAGTCCACAGGATAAGGATAAACCTATAATCGGAATGGCAGGAATCGAACCTGCGGCACATAGCTTATAAGGCTACTGCTCTACCACTGAGCTACATTCCATTAACCCGGATTCCCGGGTTAGCAAGGTATTTATCGTGTTATGCCTGCCACTATCCGACTTTCACGGAGATGTTGTTTCATTTACAAAGAGGTGTTACCAGTCAGTCAAACCGGCTAATGAATATGCCGGAAATTGCATCCGCTTTTCAACCTCCAGATTCCGCTCGAATCTGTTTCTCTTAAGGACATATTCACAAAGAAAGGAGGACATGAAACGAAAAAGAAAGCAAAAACTTCTAATCAGCAAGCCCTACAAGGTTCACCATGCCTTGCAAGATTATAGTATCACATTTTTTTTAAAAAGTTGTCCCCACATTTGCAGGAATCAAAGCATACTTCTCAGTTTTTCAACGTATCTTTTAACAAGATCACGTTCCTCCCGACACTCTGCGTCCTTGGATATATCGCTCAATTCCGCGGTAAGCTCATCCATGTGTTCTTCCAGTGCAGCAAGCATTTTTCTTTTGCAGTCTTCAGACTTCCCGGAGCGATAGCTCTGCTTCTGTGTCATGTAGTCATCGTAAGTGTCTCGCCCATCAGAGCGGCTGTAATGCCCTCTGACATAATGTTCACCACGTCTGGCATAAGAATTGCCCCGGTCGTAATCTGGCATCATTCTGCCGTCACTTGAGCTGTATCTCCCCATGCTGTCATGTTTTCTTCCACGCTCGCTGTAATCGTCATTGTATCCGCTACGCATCTCATCAAGGACCGTGTTGTAATACTCCACTTTCTTGTCCCAGTACTGTGTGTTCTTTATATCTTTGTACATATCAATCAGCTTGTATGTCATTTCCAGATTTCCAGTAGTCAACCCACTGTCAGCGATTTTGGACAGTTCGTCTTCAATTCTTGCACATAAGTCTTTAATGTCTCTCATAATCACACCTCCTATGCTTCTCTGGTCACGACAATATTTGCGTTCGCAACAGAAATTGCCTGATCGCTTGTATTCTCTACTGCGATATTAACACAACATCCGCGAGGTACATCAATATAGATACCAGAGGACACATTATTGTACTGGTCCACTGCCGCCGGTGTGGAGATCATCTGAGAAGATAATACAGGTTCTCCAGAGATTGCAATAGCCAGAGAAATAGCTCCGACAGTACCGCCTGTTGGAATTGCGATATTACCAGAAAAATCCACGAAGAATCTCGCTTTACACTGGTTAGTCAGTCCTCTTAGAGTGATGATTCCGCTTCCCTCTCTGTGCTGAATGCAGTTAGAACCCTTAACTGCTGTATTTGAAAATACTACGTTTCCATTTGCTGCTACAGTCTGAGCAGCTACACTTGTAAATTCTGCCATAATTTTTACCCCTTTCATATCACAAAAGGACAGGTCTCAGCCTGCCCCTCTGTGTAATACGGCATAAGCCGACATTCGAATCAATCGAAAGATACTCTCGATATGAAGTTATCAGCAATTGCATCCGGTGTTGCATCCGCATCCACATCCGTAATATGTGTTCGGGTTAGGAACCTGATATGCCGGAATCGGTGCTGGATTGATTGCATTAATGAGCTGCTGTGTCTGAGAAGCCATTGCAGTTGTGAGAAGTGCGCTCTGGCGATCCTGAGATGCAGCACGTCTGAGATCATTATTCTCAGCCTGCAGACTAGAAATCTTTTCATTGCAAAGATAGTCAAGAATGGCTCTTGTTCCAGCGTTCTGACTGTCAATAATGTCTCTTGTATTGCTGTTCATGGTGTTCTGCAATGCGCAGGTGTTCTGTGCCATATTGTAATTTACGCCCTGAATTGCTTCTCTGGTTTCGCAGCAACAGTTCGCAAGCTGTGCCTGTAAAGCATTAGTATTCTGCATATTAGCCACAGTATCGGCATTAATAGCCTGCTGGATTCCGAAGCCGGTCTGCATGATGTTTGTGTTGATTCCATTGAATCCGGTAAGCATACCGTTATTCATGGCATAAAAGCCATCACACAGGCCGCTATTGATTCCGTCAAGTTTGCTGATTACTGCGGAGTTATCAAATCCTCTCTGAATGTCTGCTTGAGTAGCTGCTGTGGCTGCATATCCGCCGCCATTGCCGTTATTGCCCCATCCGTTGTTTCCCCATCCGCAGAATACGAACAAGAAAAGCACGATAAGCCACCATGCACCATCTCCACCAAACATGCCGTCATTATTTCTGCCATTTCCAGTAGCAGCGGCAATGTCTGCTAAGCTATAATTTCCATCCATAGTTATAATCTCCTTTATTGTGTATTTACATCAATCTGGCCAGATTGTAATGTACTATTTCATTCCTTTCAGCAGATTCTGAAACTGCCCTGCCATCTGCTGAACTTGGTTAAGCTGCTGTTGAGAAATCTTTCCAGACTGCAACATTTTCTGGACTTCTTCTTTTGGGTTTCCTTTGTAATTCTGTTTAAACTGCATAAACTGCTGCATCATCTGCATTGGCCCATTTCCCTGTGGCATTCCACCACCAAGCGCGTTAAATAATGGATTACTCATCTGCATTTCCTCCCTTGGTCGCTGATTCCTGCACGGTATTAACTCTAACAGATTCAGAAAATGAATTTAATCGACTTGCTATAGCGTCGAATTTGGCTTTTAAATCGTCGTATTCCTGCCTGGTGACATATTTACTGTCCATGTTTTGAACAGGCTGTTTAGGCGGCATCTGAGAGCCTACCTCGTGATATTCAAACGTCCGTAATGGTTGTGGCATACCGGAAACGTCTGTTGATTTTATAAAGAATTTTTCTGATTCTGAATCCATCAGCAAAACACTTGTCCCGGGTGCTACCAGATAGGATTTTGCGCCGACTTCGCCGGATACCCACAGGATACCGCTATTATTCTGCTGTGGTTGCTGTACTGGTTGAGCTGGAATCTGGACAGGCTGTTGCTGGAACTGGTTCATCTGCCCAGGAACGCCAAAACTATATTGATAAGGATTGTTATATAATGCCATCTTATACACCGCCTTTCTGATTATATTTTTACATAAAAAAAGAACCGGAAACAGGTCGTTTCTGGCTCTAATTAGTATCCAAAAAGTATCAGCACACTTTGATTATTTTATTGTTTACTCGGCGGCTTAATCGTTTCGCCGTAGATATGCTCACGTTCATCTGTTCAGCGCAGTATTCAAGCGTGTATTCTTTACATCTCAACCGAAACAATCTTTCTTCGTCCGGCGTGAAATTACACTCTACTAAGAATCTGTCTATATCTTTCTTTGTGAACACATATAATTTCATGAGCATACCTCTTATTAATGCAATTAACGCTGATTCTGTGCAAGATAATTTGTAAGCTTCTGTTTTGTTTTTTTTAATTCCTCTACATTGTCGCCGCTAATCTGGCTGTCCAACATGGTTGACAAGACTTCCAAAATAAGGGAATCTCTCTCAGCTATTCTTTTTAACGTTTCAAAATCTCTTTTATCGTGGTCTTCCAGAATTTCCACTCTCTTATTAAGCCGAAATGCCGGAGCAATCCATTTAAAAATAACAGCTGCTGCCCCTCCAATAATTGATACCCCTCCACAAATTGAAAGAAAAAATTGAATAAATTCCTGTATGCTCATTTAGCTACTCCTTTTTCCCAGTAATATACCGGGATTTCATTACCGCTATCCCATGTATCGAAATATTTGCCGTCTTGTGCCGTCACAACATGGCCATCTATGCAGAGAATGTACGTGCCGGTCGGATGATCTGCACAAAAGTCGTTGACTGTATAGATATATCGTTCTGATTGTTCAATCAGTTTGCGTCTGTATCCACGCTTATAGAGGTACGCTCCCCAGACATAATTTGCACTTGGCATATCTGACAGAGTGCACGCCTGTATCATTAATCCGGTGAATACCGTTTCCCAGTCGAACCCGGTTGCTTTGCATATTGCCCGGACAACGCAATCTCCTGTTCTCTTATCCTTAACAGGATTCGGATTGAAATATTCCCATCTATCCATCAGTCAATCCCCTTTGCTGTCTTATATCGTCTTGCCGCTCCTCTGGCTTTAGCGGCGTTCTGGCGGTTCCACTTAGCGATCATAAGTCGGTCTTGTAGTTCCCTCAGGCCATTCCGTTTGCAATAATCTTTATATGCAGCATTTTGTTTCTGTAAAAGATAAGACTTTCGGTCAAGGTCTTGTTGGAGGGCGAATTTTGCCTTTTCATTCGGCGCATTGTCGACTCCTGCTTGCAGTCCAAGGACTTCACGCTTTGTTTTTCGGATTCTTCGCTCGTAAGCACGTTGCCGCTGTTCTTTTTCGTACTGCTTGCCTTTATCAGCTTTATCCTGTGCTGATAGTTCTGCATAGGGATTAAATTCTCCATCACTTGCCCCGAAACTATGCCGACAGTTGACGCCGGACAGTCCGCTTGCTGTCCCATATCCGGTCAATGAGAACGGTGGAAATTTTTTACTCTTGCCAGAACGAGAGTATATCTTGCCTTGCCACCATGAATGGTTTCCGGGATTCTCGCCGCCGTCACCTGTTCTGGCTCCTATGTGTGCACTGACAAGAATCAAGTCCCAATCCATTTCTTCCATGCGCTTTAGAGATATATCTCCCGTAGCCTGTGCCACACCAGTTCTGACAGAACGTGCAACTGCGGTTTCAATTGTATCGCGTCTTTTCTTTCCTGTCTCTTTGTTTATGTATTCAACATATACGCCATCACTCACAACGTTATTAACCGCCTCTTTGATGGCTTGCGTATACCCAACTGCCCCAGTCATCACATGATTATATGCAAGGTCACATTGTTCGATATAGAGCCTCTGAGCGGCACTTGCGGTTGTCCGTGTGAAGTTCTTCCACTCGCCCATGGTCGCAAGCATATTTCGTTCCATGAGTCTTATCATTGTTGGTGACTGTTCAAGCGGCACAGGACTTAATCCTGCCGCCTTATATACCTTATCATCATACTCCATTGCAGTGATTCCGGCATCTTCAAATGCTTCAAGAAGCTCCTGTTGCTCACGTTTGGTGTATCTGGATAGTTCTGCCAGAATGTCTTCTAACAGTTCACCGGATTCCTGTAACGTTCTGATTCTCCACGCATCAGCATTGGTCAGAATATAGTCCTCGCCCCTGCCGATTCTTGCCATCATCCGTGATACGATCTCAGAGATGATATACTGGTGCAATTCTTCAGCAATTTGTTCACTGCCCTCTGTAATTTGTCGTAAATATTCAGGACTAAGTATAATATATCACCTCTTTCGATAAATGTTGTGGTACATGTTTTAAAAATATGCTACAATCAACCTATTAAGGAGGTGTCGCAAAATGTTTTTAAAACTGAAAATTTATTGCACTTGTAATTGCAACTATTACGTAAACGAGCAAATTAACACGGAAAAGGTAATTTGCCCAAACTGTGGTAAAGAACATCCGTCTTCATCACAAATTATATCTATGCTTCACATGGCTAAGTGCATTGATGATGGCAATGTCCCTGGCGTAAATACAGTAAGGACATTTGCTGTATCCAAGCGAGAAGATTCTGGCTGTTAATAATGTTATTGCAAAGTGGAGAGGAGTTTTAATCCTCTCCGCTTTTTTTACTTAATTCACTAAAACTCTCTTGTAATTGGCTTTGGAATTTCGCCTGTCAGATATGCGAGGTATTTTTCTTCCCTTGTTACCGGCTTGTCTGCCATCTTTTTACTCCTCTCCGAATAGTGTTGGTTCCTTTGGCTCGGCTTCTTTGACCATTGCTTTCGCTTCTTCCTCAGTCATTCCTTCAAATTTCACGAAATACAACCATGCCGGAACCTTGCCAGTGGTCACATACTGCCACCATCTTGCACGGTCGTTTTCTCGCACATACAGGATGTCTCCAAAATCATAATTGACTTCATAAGCTCCGACAGGTGCAAGCCCATACAGGTCAGCGTAAACGTTCAGTGCGTAGATAACATCATCAAGGCAACTTTCCAGTTTGTCTCGAACATCTTTAATGAACTGCACCGTCCTCTGCTGTTCTGCTTCTACTCCTGTAGCCGTCTGAATGCCGCTAGATTCGTTAAAAACAAAGTATCCGTTAGAGAATCCAATCTTATATCCTAACTGGCTTAAAAGGGCATTTATGCCGCTTATACGAGTATCTGTGTTGAGTTGTGGATTGATTTCTTGATAGAATTCTTTCTCGTCCTGTCCGAATACATTCTTGACAAAGTGTGGTAAACTCATTTCTTTTCGTCTGTTATCCATGCCCTGTGGTGACATAGCTGATACAGGTGTACCGCTTGGCATCAGCAGTCTATCATCTGCCAGAACAATCTTCTGAGAATCGAAAATTTCTCCGGCATTTCGGCTGTATGCAATATCGAGGTCTTTCAGCTCTTCGATAGCTTCTGCAAATATCGGAAGCCCAAGCGGTGTGCTAATGTCTACATTATTCGCTTGTGGTGTCCGCAGCACTCCGTACAGAGGTCCGTCCAGCTTCTCGCCATTTGCTTTGAGAATTGGTGGCGTGTCTGCCATAAGGTCAGCCCATTTGGTCTGTTTAAGGTCGATTTTGTCACCGATTGACTGAGGAGATTTTGATACATAGGCTCTGTTTGAAACATAATACGGATAGGTCGTCACACCGTCCACGGTAGTCTCAATAAACCTGTGATATTCGAGCCTTGTGTAGTATTTTCTACCAACAGTATAAGAATCTTTAAATATGATTCCCTTAATCTCCTGATTATCATAATCCACGATCATCACATCTGCCGGAGTGAATACGTCAAGGCTTTCGCCGTTTGGCTTGATGAATACTGTTCCGTAAGCACATCCGTATTCTACCCAGTGCCGGATTTGGAAATATACCTTGTCTATCTGCTCCTGTAGCCACGTAGCCCTTGCAGAGCCGTCAATCTGAATGCCGATCGCCAGTGTTGCGAGCCGTGCTGTTTCTGAGCAGACGGATTTTGCAAAATTAATCGTCTTGATATTATTCTTGTCATCTATCCATTCCGGTACTCCCCTGTAAATGTTCGCGCACCGGTTAATCAGTGATTCCATTTCTGGAAATTCTGCCGCCTGGATATTAAAGTCCTCTTCGGCTTGTTTTTTGAATATCATGTTAAACCACCTTTTTAGTGTTGTTATAAGTCCCATTTAGTCACCTGTCGCAATCTTCTTTCCACACGTCGGACAATAATTAAGATCAAACGGTCTGGAAGTAATGCTTCCTTTTCGGTCTTTCATGTACATGTACAACATACAGCCGTATATATATTTGTTCTTCTTACATTCTGGATTATCATAGTATTCTTTGCAGGAAGCTAAATTATCACAAAATTTACACATTATGCACTGTGCCCCCTTCTCATGGACAATGGACTGGTTGCGTATCTGAGAGAATCTATCCAGTGATCGTTTCCATCTGGATAATCTGCAATCACTTCTCCATTGCTATCTACTTCATGTTCATAATTGATAATTTCCTTGTATGCTCTAGGCGTTCGTGCCGGATCAATGACTAATGTTCGGCACTGTAACCACTCAAAAGTATATTTGCGGCTTCCCGGTGTAACAATGGCCCTACGTGCTGGAAGCCCTGCATCTCGGAAGTCAATAATACTTTCTTCTTCATCAACTCCGCAAGATATTGAATAATCATCATATCCTTTTTTCTTTATCTGGTTAGCCATTTCCTTGTTTCTTATCTTGGAGCCTCCAAGTTCGTCTAATAAAAAAACTTTTTCCTGATTAGGAACATAAGCTACACGGAGAAATGCTTTAGGATCTGGATACCACCCCCAGTCCTGTCCCTGGTAGATACTTTGAAAGCTCTGAATCTCTTCATCTGTAATTTTTCGAATTTCTAACAGTTCGAAAATATTTGTTCCAAGTCCAACAGGAAGACCGAGATATTCATGGTCGTAAGCTCTCTGATTTGTTTTCTTCAGATGCTCTGCATCATCAATAAATTGCTGACCAAGCCATTCAACAGGAACTGATCTATAATCGCTCTTGTGTCTGTAGCTGTCAACTCTCGGTTCCTCCACATACACGTTCGCCCAGTTGCTCCGGCTGATCGGTGGATTAAATGTCTTAAATACTTCAAATTTGCTTCCACCACGAAGTACAGACTGTTGAACTGTACGGATTTCTTCAATTCCGGCAAACTCATCAAGCTCCTCAAACCAAAGGTACTTGAAATATCCTTTTTTTACTTTTATGGACTTTGTTTTCTTAGCTTTATCCAGTCCTCTGAATATGATCTTTTGTCCTGTTGGCTTATACACATATTGCATAGGACTTAAACTGTCAGCCCATAAATCACTTGCTCCAAGCGCATCAATTCCCCATGCGATCTGTTCATACACGGATTCTCTGAGCGTATTACCGACTTTCCGAAAGATTACAGCATTTGACATTAAGCCATTCTCTGCATCCTGCATCATCTGAAACGGAATCATGCCGCCTACAAAAGATGATTTTGTGGATCCACGTCCACCGTACAGATCATAGTAAGTGTGTTTACCATCTAAAATATCCCAAAACACATTGTAAAATGCTGGTGCCACAATCTCATTCAGTTTGATAGCGTTACTTTCCATCCTGTTTCTCCGGTCTTGGAATATTGTTCACAATCGTAATCTTTCCGTCTCCGAAATCATCATTTTTCTTGTCAGCGTCCCAACCCTTGAAGTTGTTTCTAAGACTAAACTGAGCACCATTGGAACCATCACGATCAAACAGTCGTTCTTCTGCATACTGTTCTACTCTGGCTTTCGCGCGCGTAATCGTGTCAACAAACTCTGGTTTTGCTTGATAGTTTAAAAGAGCCTGTCTGCTTGTAAATCCAAGGGCCAGAGCAAGTCCTGTAACGGTCGGAGGGTGAACGTCTACAAAAACGGGAGACCCGAATTTATTAAACATTTGTTTGCCTTTGCTATCAGTTAAAGGATATCCTTTACAATACTCAAAATATTTTTCGATTTTTTTTTCAATTTCATCCACCGTTTTATACATGGGTGGTTTTCCCATTGGCATTCCCACGTTCTCACCTCCAAACAAAAAACTGCCACATATGGCATATAGTCATAGATATATACTATATTACCATACATGGCAGAAAAATTTGTCCCCACATTTTAATATTAATTGTAGTATTATATTTCTCTTAGTTTTCTTAGAGTATCATAAAACATAGCCATTGCCTTGCGCTTGTATGCGTAGAAATCGTCTCGCTTTGCCGGTATGTATTTCGTTTTCATGATACGGTCATAGGATTTATTTGTTACAATAGATTCATACACCAGGAGCTCAATCCCTGGAGGGCAAGAGCTTATGCAGCAGTGCAAAATATCGTGTCTCTGCTCTGGTGTAGCTTTCTGGCATATATCCTTTAAACGGTTAATGTCTTCCGGGTATACGCCAAAATCAACAAGTGACTTTTGCCTGGTTCGCATATCATCACCGCCTTTTTATTGCTATTTACGCTTGCCACCAAAATGTGCAACCAAGAAAATAGTGCCAAATGATCCGAATATTATTCCAAATGTAAATGCTATTAAACTATCAATCATTCTTCTTCATCTCCTCCAACTTCTTTTTAGCTTCTTCACGAGAAAAATAAACCTTTGCTTCTTGCTTCTTTTCTAAAACTCCGTTAATAATTTGTAAATGAAAGCCTTTTTTATCAATATGAAAAGCATCCACTTTGTGTTCTACGATTCTAAGAGGTTTTCCTATAATATCATACATTGTATCTCCAACCTTACACGGCAGCCTCACAAGCAAGCCCTGTTCTTCTAAGTCTTCATATTCGGCAAGTTTATTACAGCATTTGTTATGACCGTTGTTTCTAATGTCAGTTTTTGGAATTGCCTGCCGATGTTCACCATCGTCAATCCACTCTGTTAATCTCTCCATCTACTTCACCTCCTGAAATCTTCTCATGAAATGAACTTTCCACGATTCATCTACTTCCACGAAATTTTCTTTTTCATACTCTGAAATCGCATTTTTAAGGTTCAAAATTTCCTGTTTAAAAGGTTCACTTTCCTGCTCTAAATATTTATTCTTTTCAAATCGTTTGCAATACTGCTCATGTGCCATCTGTTTGGTTTTCATGCTGTATCCACATACTCCTGTAGTAGAAGCCAATTTGAAAACTCTTTTGGCGCATTCGTAGTTATATTTATCTACTCGCTCAGGCAAAGCCCAACCTAAAAAAGAAGCACACTCACAGCACTTCACTTTCTTACTCATCTACTTCACCTCTTTCATCCAATTCTGAAATTCTTTCATACAGTCAGGGCATAAGTCCGTTACGCCATGTGAATAATACTTTCTATCAACATCTAAATTCACTGGAATAAATCCATTGATGTTTTTATTATCTTTTTTAGTGTTGTATGATTCATATAACTTTCCGCATCGATCACATTTCATTGCATTCGCCATCTCTCATTCCTCCTGTAATCTCATCAATACACTGGTTCCATCCTTCTGCAAAGCCAGCATCAGACGTATTAGCTGGATAATCTCCATTGTCTTTTTCTGGCAAATCCATAAGCGGACACCAGTCTGGTCTTGATTTACTTTCACAATCATAATGTTCTTCTGTCATCAGAATTACATCGCAATCTAAACAGTCAGCTAATTCACACAAACCCTCATATTCAAGAGCGCTACAGTATGCAGTTCCGAACGGGCAAACATAGCAATTCTCTGGTGTTTCCATCACTAATACTGATTTACTCATTCCGGCACTTCCATTCCTAAATCAAATAATGTTAATTGTGATCTGAACTCGTTCAACCGTTTTTGAGCTGAATCGTAATAATCTTTATTGATTTCATAACCAACATATTCCAGGCCGTATTCCTCATATGCAATCAGTGAGCTTGCACTCCCCACATGGGTATCAAGAATCTTCATTCCTTTCTGCAGATATTTATGACATATCCAACGATATAAATTTACAGGCTTTTGAGTTGGGTGGATTCGCTTTTCATTCAGTTTTTTGTTGCCCTGCATTATTTCTCCGTGCGCGATACTCTTCCCTGTAGCATACCATTCCACATATACCTAAAAAGTCTTACACTGTCATGGAAACTGCAAGCAGCTATCTCACAATCGGAAAAGCTTGAATTCCCATTGCACTTATCCCATACAATTCTTCCTGGTGGGAAGCTGTATTCAAAATAATTGCAGCCCCACACAATTTGATTTTTGGAAACTCTAAAGAGCTGGTCGAAATATTCCTGGTTCGGTATAATCCATTGTTCAGAGACTTTGTATATTCTCTGTACTCCTATTGGACTTATCTTTCTTCCGTAGAATCCTCTCTTTTCTGGGCCGCTGTAATACGGTGGATCTACAACTGCCACATCGAAGTAATTATCTGGAAAGTCCGGGAGAAAATTCATGCAGTCACCGCAAATAAATTCTCTTTGCATCAGTGTTCCTCCTGTAATAATTCTGGGTTGTCAAACACGTTTCCGGAAGTTTCAACCTTTCTGCGCCAATACCCAAGTTCTTTTCGGTAAAATGTCTCTTCTGGAAAATCAACATAAAATCCTAAATTATAGCTTCCGTAATCAAAGCTTGAACAATACATTCCAAATTTTACCAGGGCATATTCTCCGTTATGATTAACGATGTCATTTTCCCAGATTCTCTTATTGCTCTTATCAGTCAGTCCGGTGAACTGGCAGAGGGTTTCTGAATCAATTTCAATCTGTACTATCTGATTTGGGAGTCCCCAGTCAGTCATTCTCTCTTGCAAAATATAGTGATGTTCTGATACTGGTTTTCGTTCATAGTCCTCTTTAAAACAATAGGTTGTTTCAGACATTTTCTGATAATATCCCTCAACCCATTTTCCATTATCAATCCGCTTTGCCTTGAAAAGAATTTCTCTCATTCAACTCCACCGCCTTTCACAATCTCCACAGCATCATTCAAAATTACGATTTCATAAGATTTTGTCCATCCCACAGGTTTTGCTAATGTACTCCGTTTTTCTAATTGCTGAACAACCTTATCCACATCAAATGCCGTTGGCTGTTTATTAACACAATCAATAAACTCCTTCTGGCCAGAACTAACACTTGTTCCAATTTCCCAAATTTTGATGTATTTAATTAATTCGTCTGCATCTATCAGTCTGCTCATATTTTATTCCTCCCACACTCCCAACAACCTCATCCTCTCATACAGTACAGCGACGGTCTTGCGCCTGTATCCATAGAAGTCCTTCGGATTCATCGGGATATATCTTTCTTTGCTGATTTTTCTGTAACTTTTCCGGTGTAGAATATTCTCGATAACCATATCCGCTATCACCGTGTTTTTCGGGCAAGCTGACAAGGCGGCACTGGTAAGCAGGTATCCGTACTCTGCCGGGAAGTCTTTCAGCATCGTATTCAGTTTTTTCAATGTCCTCTGCCGGAATACCGTAGTCTTTCAACTTCTTGTTCCTTGTCAGCATACTGTTCTCCTTTCTAATCGTCTGGGTGGTGTTTGTCGTACATGATCGCTATGCATACAAGACCGGCCACTCCGACTATGATTCCAAGGGTGAACCCTAATAAGAATGTAATCATGTTTCTTCCTCCTTTGCATAATCCTCACAC